GCAAAAAAGAAGAAAAGGGGGAAAGCGCGTTAGCCTGACTAACCTGCCGCCTTGGAGCTTCTTTTTTGAGGATGGTCACGTCCATGCCTTCTCGCAGCTGGCTGCGAGCGGACATGGGTTCGGGAAGTTTTTATAGTTACATGCGTCTCTGACAATTGTAGCTCTTGGAAAACTATCTCGGCCATCAAGACAATACTCCACTTGTGTATTCACGCGTCCTCCTCAGTGCTATCGCTATTACTAAATTCTCTGCTGTTGAACGACAATTCGCGAAGAGCTCCCTCAGCTTAGAAGTTGGGCTATCAGAGCTAAGGTAATTATCACGTAACAGTAGGCCCCGCTTCTAGCAAAGCCTATCTCGTAGCGATGAGTTTCGTTTCCGATCCTGCGCGCCCGTGGTGCTCGCAAGCTTTATCAAAGCTGCGGACACAAGTAATCAAGGTGGAGGTGCCGCTGCGTGGCAGGGCAGAGCAGGGACCATCGACTCATGGTGACAGTGTTACTGGCCTATCAGCCTTCCTTGAAGGCGAGGGCCCGTACATGCTGCCTGAGGAGCTGGTGCCTCATGCTATTGCGGATGGAAGCATCGCGTCGGTTGCTTCCCTGAGTGATGCAAAGGCGGCGATGGGGCTGGATGGTGCGGCAACACTGGTGGCTACATTGCCATACGACCTGTTGGTCAAGGACACCAGGGCTGCCTTGATCACCGAAGGGCGCTTCTTTAGGGTGGCGCCATCTGTGCATCAGGACGCGTTGTCTACCATGATGGGGTGCAATTCTGTGGAGGCGTTCGCGAAATCGGTAGATATGAAGCTGCCGCGGATAACGTCTGCTGCCATGCCGGCTACCGGCGTGGGGGTGGCCTACTACAATCAGTTTGAGCAGTTACGGTGGGCGGTAGCCAAGGATGCGGGGCAGTCAGACTACGGTGTGCGGCTACACAACCTAGCTCGGGTGGTGTGCCATGCAGCTGTGCGGCGTCATGTGCAAGGAGCACCTAAGAGAACAAGCCTAATGGGCAAGGGCAATATGCGCTCGTTGGTGACCGCTGAAATGCCGACCATAACCGCAACGGAGTTCTTAACGGATTGTTGGCTTTACGTGATGGATGAAATGGACCCCAGATACCGGGCCTTCCTCACCATGGGGGCCCGAGGTTTGCACCATTATGTGGCAGCTGGGCAGGAAACCGTGTACTCTAGGTTACAGTCAGAACCTGAGGTGTTAACCCAGCGAATCACGTTTGTGCGCAAGTGCGGGGAGTTCTCGCCAGTCGCGCCGCCTGTTGAGGCGTATTTGGACCTGTTGTCATCGTTCCCGCTGGCCACGTCCTACTACTACGCCTACGCCAACTCTCTTGGGCTAGGGCACCAGGCAACGCAGGTGTTGCTGCAAACGGCTTTGGCCCCTCATGTCTGGGGTGCCACGGCAACATTACCCTATCGGGCAAGCCACCCAAGGTTGGATGCTGCCACGTACCTACTCCGCCCTAGCGAGGTGGCCCCGGATGTGCAATGCCCTACGGCGCTCGGACGAGTGGTAGATTATATGCCATTATTCGCGTGCAGAGTAATGGCGGGGTTGGGGGCATTGTTGACTGGGTTCACGGCAGGTAGAATGGTTGCGCTCACCGAAGTGCTATCACAGGTGGCCGGAGCGATTTCAGAGCAGGGACAAGCGCGCGCGCTCATGCAGCAGGTGTTGCGCTATTCTAGTTCAGGATACGCAGCTCTTGAATGGGTCAGCCCTTTCTCCGCGGATCCAGCAGACGGTTTCAGGCGAGTGGTGGCAGCGTATCGGGTTGGGCTGCAGTTGATTGGGCAGACACGCGCTGCGCCAATATCAGCCTTGTCCCCGTTATTCGACAAGGGTGTGGACATGGCGGATGCTATGCTGGCGTCGCCTTTCAAAGCTGGCGGGATGGTCGGGTATGTGGAGAGCTTGGTATATCAGCTGTTAGCCGGCGTCCCAGTGAAATGCGCTAGCGAACGTGATTCAGCTCAATCATATGGCCCAAACCCTGCCGCGCTAGGCATAGTAAGGTCCTGGCGTGCAGTGGTGACGTGGGTAAGGTACCGGAGAGTGAGGCGCAGCCGGCGGGCCAGTCCAGCGAGTGTTAAATCGAAAACACCTCCGGAAGTGGCGAGAGAGGTGGTCAAGCAAGCTTCCCTATCGTTTCTGCAACAGGCCCCTGATACTAGTGAGCGGCATTCTGTAAGCGATAGGAGCGAGGCGGTACTTCCCTCGCCCATCTATAGCCCGCCACAACGGCCAGCATCTTCAGGGGGAAGCAGCTTCAATGCTACCGTAAGGGCTGCAATACCTCCAGGGAAGCCGGCGCGCCTTCCAGTGCGTGCTTCTTCAGCGCGGCCGGCCACGCCTACGCCTAGCGCACGAGCGCAGGTTGAGGCGGCCACGGAATCACCGACCCCTAACTCTGGAGGAAGGCCACCGAATACGAGACATCGGGAAGGACAGGCAAGTAGGCCAATACCGGCTCCAAAGCCGCCAACGCAAGCTGACGAGCTCGAGAGCGATGAGGAAGAGGTGGCAAGGGTGAAACCAGTGGACTACTCCACAGAGGAAGAGGAGTCATCGGATGAAGAGGAGGAAGAAAAAGTGACTAAGCGCTCAGATAGTGCTATCGATGGACCTAAGCCCATCAGCCCCAACACTCTTGGCGTGGCTTAATCACCCATGGCACCGTACAATGCTTCGCGCAGCTGGCTGCGCGCGGCATTGAGGCAGCGGTGCAAGGTAATCATAAGGGTATCCCTTATTGTGT